AAGGCTGGCGACAGAGTAGGCTTCAGCAAAGAATCTGACTATACGATGGATGTGAACGGTGAAAAACTCTGGAGAATGACACCTAACGACCTGCTGTATGTCAAGGAAGAAGTCTGAATTCACCACCATTGATGCGGCCATCAGACTTATGGAGTCGATGGAGGTCGCCATCAACAATATGATTGAGGAGATTAAGAAGCCAGTCGACCCGGAAATCAACGGGTCTGCACGCAAGGCTGAGCTCCAATCAATCAAACAGACGGCAGTTGATGCTCGTGAGCTTCTGCAAGAAAGGCAACGGCTCGAGGAGATGATTAAGATGCTATCCGAGAACGGGAGTATGGGTGAGCAAGTCGACTTTGCGGGTGGCTTCGCTGAGAAATTCAGGAAGTAATGGCTGGGCTAAGGAAGGTTGATGGATATAAAGACTTCTTGGTGAACATCTGTCCGGATGATTCGCAGGGAGATGTTATTGAGATATCCGACATCTTCATCCAGCTACCCAAGAAGCCAGCTAAGACAGAGATTCTGTTCCACGACAAGAAGCGTGAGGAGCAGATGTGGAAGAGATTGCCAGTACCTCAGGACTTAGTGCGTGTACGCTCTATGGATGAGTGGATGGAGCAGCCCAAGGAGTTCCGTATAAAACATAATGCTTACATCGAGCAGGAGTTCCACCGCCGTAGGAACGGTGTGTGGTTCTATAATAACGGTGTTCCAACATATATTACTGGACATCACTATATGCTACTGCAGTGGAGCCAGATGGACATCGGTTACGCCAGCTTCCTAGACTTCCAGCGTACAATCTTCCTACATCTGGAGGCGTGCAAACAAGACCCGAGGTGTGTGGGACAGATATACACCAAGTGTCGACGCTCAGGTTACACCAACATCTGTGGTTCTGCACTGGCAGATGAGGGTACTCAGGTATCCAATAAGGTGCTAGGCATTATGTCCAAGACAGGTAAGGACGCACAGGAGAACATCTTTATGAAGAAGCTACTCCCGATGTTCCGCTCCTACCCATTCTTCTTCAAGCCTATTCAGGATGGTACGACCAACCCACGTGTGGAGCTCGCATTCCGTGAGCCAGCTAAGCGAATCACAAAGACCAACAAAGTCAGTGGGCAGACCGAAGCTCTTGATACGGTAATCAATTGGAAGAACTCAGTTGCCAACGCATACGACGGTGAGAAACTACACTATCTATACCTCGATGAGGCCGGAAAGTGGGAGAATCCGCTCGATATCAATGAAGTTTGGCGTGTACACAGGACCTGTCTGCTGGTAGGTAAGAAGATTGTAGGTAAGGCTATGGTCGGCTCAACTGTTAACCCTCTGGATAAGGGCGGAGCCAACTACAAGAAGCTGTACTACGACTCGGACCCCACCAAGCGTAACGAGAACGGCCGCACTAAGAGTGGACTCTACAAACTGTTTATCCCAGCATACGAGGCACTGGAGGGATTCTTCGACGTGTACGGTATGCCCGTGGTTGAGGACCCAGCGGAGCCAACGCTTACGATGGATGGAGACATCATCAGCATCGGAGCTAAGACGTATCTATCGAACGAGCGTAAGGCACTGATGCACGACCCGTATGAACTCAATGAGGTTATCCGTCAGTTCCCGTGGAGCGAGGAGGAGGCATTCCGTGACTCCACCAAGTCATCTCACTTCAACGTGGGAAAGATTTACGAGCAGTTGCAGCACAACAGAGAGTTATACCCAAGCCCCGTAATCAAGGGCAACTTCGTGTGGAAGGACGGCAAGCCAGACACCGAGGTTCTATGGAACCCAGACGCTAGCGGTAGATGGACGGTTACGTGGCTACCACCCGATGATATTCGAAACAAACGAAAGACGGAGTTCGGTAAGGTATTCCCCGGGAATGACCACCTAGGAACTGGAGGAGTTGACTCCTATGACCTCGACAATACGATGGACGGACGTGGCTCTAAGGGGGCCTGCCACATCTACAATAAGTTCAATATGAGCTATCCGTCGAATATGTTCGTGGCTGAGTACGCCAACAGACCTCCGCTAGCCAGAATCTTCTATGAGGATGTACTGATGGCCGCAGTGTTCTACGGATATCCACTGCTCATAGAGAACAACAAATATGGGATAGTACGATACTTCGAATCACGAGGATACGACGGATACATTATGGACAGACCAGAGCACCTAAGGGCCCCCGGTTCTAGTTCCAACGTCAAGACCAAGGGTATCCCATCTAACTCACAGGACGTGATACAGGCCCACGCACAGGCTATCGAGGCGTACGTACACGAGCACGTGGGTCTTAACGCAGAGAGTGGTGATTACGGTAAGATGTACCTAGATAAGACCCTCGAAGACTGGATTGGTTACCGAATCGACGACCGAACTAAGTTTGACTTGACCATCAGTTCAGGTCTCGCACTGCTCGCAGCACAGCGTGTAAAACAGGAGCGTAAGTCAGCAGATATGTCATCAAAAGTATTCCTCAGGCGATTCAAGGACATAACTCGCTAACCTGCAACACATTATTCGGTATATTTGCACATAAACTGGGGATAAACAATAGGTATGGAAAGCAATAACAAGCAAGGGAACTTCCCTGACCCACTAGCTTCTCCCGATGCTAAGGCGGCTAAGTCCTACGGACTGAAGTACGCTAAGGCCATCGAGTCGCAGTGGGGACATACAGACGACCACGGAAGTATTTTCCGTAAGCGTCTCGATGAGTTCGAGCGATACAGAGACTACGCCAACGGAACTCAAGACACAAAGATTTACAAGCAGATTCTAAATTCGCTTGACCCTAACAATGGAGATGGCTCTCTATTGAACATCGACTGGTCACCGGTCCCCATCATCCCTAAGTTCGTTAAGATTGTAGTAAACAAGATTCTCTCTAAGAATCCATACCCCAACGTAGAGGCAATCGACCCACTCAGTATTACGGAGAAGGAGCGCAAGAAGGCTGAACTCAAGTTCAATGTGAATAACAGAGATATGCTACAGCAGGCTCAGCAGGCTGGAGTTGACATCGGTACTAACCTAGAGAAAATCCCCGACACCCCAGAGGAGGCTGAAATTTTCCTAGAGTCAAACATCAAGACAAACGCTGAGATTGCCGCACAGATTGCAGCCAACCTCACACTTGAGTGGAACGAATACAACCACACCGTACACCGCAGATGCGTAAACGATTTGGTGCAGGTAGGTATGGGCGTCACTAAGAATGAGTACGACCCAAACTACGGGCTCGTAGCCAAGTACGTTGACCCGGCATACTTCATCCACTCGTACACCGAGGACCCACTGATGAACGACCTGACCTACGCTGGTCACGTTAAGCGTATCACCATTTCGGAGCTTAAGCGTCTGGCTGGTGATGAGTTCACTGAGCAGGAGTACGACCAGATGGCTCGCAACGTACAGAATAAGTACGCCAACGACCCAAACAAGCTGTCTCACTCTTACTACGACAGAAACCTACAGCGCACAATCTTCGGATACGACGAGTACATCGTTGAGGTTATGGATTTCGAGTTCCTGTCAGTTGACGACATCTTCTACGAATCTAAGGAGTCTCGCTTCGGCAATGTAGGATTCTACTACAAGGGTATGGTATATCAACCACCCAAGGAGAGCGTATTCGACCGTAAGCCAGTGCGTATGTCATTCGTTACGTTGTACGGAGGTAGCTACATTGTGGGTACGAACAAGATGTACGGCTATGGTATGAAGAACAACCAGCCACGTAACATCCACGATATCACCAGAACTCGCCTGTCGTACAGTGCAGTTGCCGTGAATATGCGTCGTATGATACCTAAGTCTATGGTTAGCGGCATCGTAGGATTCGCCGACCAACTGCAAATCACTCACTTGAAGATTCAGCAGTCCATCGCCAAGGCTAAGCCTGACGGACTCATCATCGACATCGAGGGATTGGAGAACGTACAGCTCGGACAGGGTGGAGAACTTCAGCCATTGGAGATTCAAGACATCTACGAGCAGACTGGTATCTTCTACTATCGCTCTAAGAACCCAGAGGGAGGATTCCAGAACCCACCTATCCGTGAGATTGGTAACGCCATCCGCAACATTGAGGCGTATGTAAATACATACAACCACTACCTGCGTATGATTCGTGACGCTACGGGTATCAACGAAGTGGTTGACGCATCTACTCCTAAGGGTGACGCATTGGTTGGTGTCCGCCAGCAGGCAATTGAGGCATCAAATAACGCCACGTACGACATTACTCACGCATCTATGATGCTGTACAAGAAAGTAGTGGAATACGTCGTTAAATGCCTTCAAATCGTGCCTCCGCAGTCTGTCATCTACAGAGTGTACGAGAACGCAATCGGTAAGGCTAATATGGAAGTTCTGGCATCATTCAAGGACCTGCCTATGTATAACTTCGGTGTACGTGTAGTACCTGAGATGTCCGACAACGACAAGGCTTACTTGGAGGCTAACATCCAGCAGTCCATCGCTCAGGGAGAGATTGACTTGGAGGATGCTATGGCTATCCGCAGACTTAAGGACGTAGACCAAGCCGAGCAACTACTGATTGTTCGTCGTAAGAAGCGCATTAAGCAGAGACAAGACATCGCAGCTCAGAACAGTCAGATGCAGGCTCAGATGAACCAGCAGACCGCCCAAGCTACGGCTCAGGCAGAGCAGCAGACAGAAGAAGTTAAGTTGAGTCTTGAGATGCAGAAGTTGCAGCTTGAGGCTAAAATCAAACTTGACCTTCTCGAGCGTGAGTACCAACTCAAGATTGAACTCGCTAAGGCTGAGGCTGAGGCACGTAAGGAGGTCAATCAGGAGGACAGACAATTCCGTATGAGCGTGGAGGATAAGCGTGAGATGGCTAAGGATGAGCGTGTGAAGAAGCAGGCAGTCGAGCAGTCAAAGCTAATCTCTCAGCGTAAGGGAGAGCGTGGAGAGCTCACTGACGAAGAGACTAACCTTCTCTCTCAAATTCTTGGCAATCAATAAGTTGGTATATTTGCACTATGGCCGCCCAGATTAACTTAGATACAGCACAAAGAGTAGACATCACCTGCAGAAAGGGTGACTCTTTCCGTCTTGAACTCACGTTTAAGGACGACACAGGTGCTGTAATCAACCTCACCGGATACACGTGGAAGCTTGATGTTCGTGAGACGGACACCTCCGCCTCTACAATCATCGAAGACGATGCGTTCTCCTACAGCGGAACCGCTCAGGGTGTGTTGACCATTACGGCAGCTCCCGTCACTATGGCCGCCGTTAGTGGAGGGCTCTATGTGTACGACCTTCAGAGCACTAATACTGGAGCCGTTAAGACGTGGTTGTACGGAATCTTCAAAGTAAATGAGGACGTTACGCTATGAGTGATATAACCATCAATAGCGGAGAGCAAATCAATGTAAGCGTACAACAGCCCACGCTTCAGAACACTATTGTCATCCCAAGACCAACCACCAGTCTCTCTATCAAGGGAGTCACTGGGGGTGGAGGCGATGCTCACTACACTCACGTTCAAGGGGTAGCTGAGGCTACTTGGGAGGTGACTCACAACTTAGGAAAACGAGCATCGGTAACGGTGGTTGACTCAAC